AGACGAGCCGTTACCGTCGAGGTTGACCACACCAGAACCGTTAGGCAGGATGTCAATGTTACCGTTTGATGTAGAAACGATATCGTTGCCGTTTACATCAAGATTACCGCCAAGCTGGGGAGTAGTGTCAGCGACGACCTCTGTCAAGCCACCGGCACTAGAGATAAGGTTAGTAACTGTAACCTTCTTTAGCGCACTGGCGTCTGCATCGTGCAGAAGCAGCGTGTCGTTGGTAATGTTAACATCGCCAGAGGTGATTGCAGTTTGACCGCTAACGACGTTCTCGTTGACCATTGCGGTCTCAACGGCATCGTTGGCAATCGTTACCGCACCCGTAGATGAAAGGGTAACGTCCCCAGAGATAGCCTTGTTGTCAAAGCTGTCAGTGCCGTCATAAATAAGGATATGACCAGAGGAAAGTGACGATATATTAGTATCGTTTAATTCTTCAAGCGTATCTTCTGTTTGTATCTGTGCATCTACATATGCCTTAATTGCTTTGGCAGATGCCAGCGTCGTATCTGTACCAGCAACACTGGACAGGTCTGTGTCAAGCACACCAGACTTTAGGTTGTCCACCTCAATATTAGACAGCGTGTTGTTATCAGCATCAATTGTTTTATTTGTTAGAGTTTTAGATGTGGCAGCAAGATACGTATCAAATGTATCTACTGTAGTCTGACGCATCGTGCCATTATCATTAGTGACAATACCGTCAGTGCCAGCAACTGCTGTAGTGCCAGCAGATGTGCCACCATCCATCAGGTTGAGTTCTGCAGTTGTAGCAGTAACACCGTCCATGATGTTGAGTTCAGATGTGGTAGCTGTTACCCCATCCATAATGTTTAACTCTGACGCAGTAGCGGTTACACCGTCAAGGATATTTAGTTCCGCTGCTGTCGATGTTACGTTGGTACCGCCTATGTCAAGAGTTGTTACAGATATCTCACCAGCGACAGTTGCAATACCATCTGCTAATGTTATCAGGTCAGTATCATCTGTGTGACCAATAGTTGCGCCATTGATATTGATGTTGTCAATAACAGCTTGTGTAATTGCGCTATTTGTACCTAGGGTAGCTCCGTCTATGGAGCCACCATCAATGTTGGCAGTATCTGCCACAAGTGCATCAGTGGTTACCGTACCGTCAAAAAAAGCATCCTTAAATTCTTTGCTACTGGAGCCAAGGTCAATGTCATTATCAGTAGTAGGCTCAATAACACCATCTTTAAAAACTACCTGTTCTGTAGACGTACCGGATACATCTACACTGATTTCAATTTGATTATTAGGATTGTCAACAACTACTTTGTTTTTCGGTGTCGTTTCACCAGGGTCGCCAATCAACCCAATGACTGGGCCTTCAGCAGCCGTGCCATCGTGTTTGTGGCCCGTGGCGTTGTTGAATGCAGCTAGTACCTGATTAAATTCATCGTTACTGTGGGCAGCGGTAATAACGTCGCCATCAGTATACGAAGATTGTCTAGTATATCCTGCCATTATCTTCTTGCTCCTGCGTCAAATTCTAACTGAAAACCTTTTAGTGAGTATGGGGCAGATGTGCCTCTGTCGTTTACTCGTAGTGCCACCGCAAAACCTGAACCCTCTACAGGCTGTCTTACCAATGGGTTTGTCTGACCACCATACGTCGAGGTGTTATATACGGCTGAACCATACACGGCCACAATAGTAGATGTGTCAAACGGGTATGCTGCGGGTCTTGCAACATCCGGTGCTTCGTAATCATACCGGAGAAACAAATCTGCGTTCACTGCAGCTTCAGGTGCGTAGTTAATAATCACACGCTGAAAGTTCTTGCGTATACCCGCATCCCCCATAGTTAGGTCAGGTGAACGATACTTGCCAACTATTTGGTTGCCGTCAAAGTCGTTGCCCTGTTCTTGCCTGTACACGTATCCGTCAAAGTCACCGTGTAGGATAAAACTAGTGCCAGCTACAACTGTTGAGTCTGTTGCACTTGCTCTGATGCCAAGTGTGTCGCCAAACTCGTAGCCCTCGCCACGTCGCACACAAATGATACCTTCTGTTGATGCTCGTGCCGTGGCAGCATTACTAAAGAAAATACGATATTGCGTCTTGTCTGGTATAACTAGACTTGTAAATTCATCTACATCCGTAAGTTCTTGGAACCGTTTCTGTACAGGACGACTAATCGTGCCAAGTTCAACGTCACCAATTTTTTCAGTACCAGCTACTGTACGAAGACCGTCAGGCCCAAGAAATACAATGTCTCCAGCAAATTCTTGGATGGTGAATCCGTTAAGACATCCAATCTCTCGTGTCACCGGCTGTACAGCAAAGTCAGAAAGTGTACTACCCGTTAGTTTAAAGATACGTTCTTCACAAAAGATAAACAGTGCATCACGAAACGGAAACAGTCCAGTAATATTGCTGTCTACTTTAATTGTACCTGCGCCGTTACTGGTTTGGAAATCGTTGTCAGTAAACGGTGCAGTAAACGTAAGCTGTTGCGGTGTGCTTGATGCGCCAGCAAAAAACAGGTGGTCTTTAAATCCTGTTACAAACTTTGGATTAGCTGGTGCGCCAGATGCATTGATGTCTGTAAGGGTTGTGCCGTCATACTTAGTAGCGTGGTTAGCACCGTCTGCCCATATGATAAAATCTGTTCCTGCGAGATTGTACCTAAAGAATGTATAGCGTCCAGCACTTGTCCTACCTGTATCTATCTCTGACCATGAGCCGGTTGTGCCAGCTTCAAATATTTTTGTTCCACGTGCCGCAATAACTTTTGAGTTAAACAGTGCCACCATAAGCACCGGCTCTGTGGATGATGCTGTCTGCGGCACAATGTTGCTGTTCCACTTTACATAACCAGATATACGCCTGTAGCCACCGCTAATATCTGGCTCAAAGTTTTGCAGTTCCAACGCCATGCCCGGTTGCATGGCGAACGTAGACTGGTCAAGTACAAGCCCACCTTGACATGCAAAAACAAACGGGCTAAGTTGTGCTTCATCAGCCATGTCTTACGTTCCTGTCGGGAAAATAGATACTCCGTACCTTTGTGAGTGAGGCAGGTATGTTGACCTCACATATGTAAAGTCTCTGTTAATAAGAATACTTTGCATATGCTTAATGCCCTCTTCAAATCTGGCAAAGTTGATACCATACTGCTGTGCCTCACCACGATACTGGTAGCCGTATGCAGTAGCACCATCTACAATAACTTGTCGAAACTGTTCTGGTATAGTAGGCGCATCTGTCGTTGCACTTAGCGCAGTCGGTCTTGTATATGCATCAAACTTTAGTGTATACGCTTTATCAGGATATGGGAACAAACCATAATTATTATCTGGTGTTCTAAATACATAGATAGGTATACCACCAACGTCGGATGTGCTTTCTTGGTCGATATACTTATCTACATATTCTTTGTATTCTAATATACGTAGTGACACTCCTGCTGTTGCAAGGGCGTCACTTTTTTCAATACGGAATGTTTCGTAGTCCACGTGATACAAAGAAGAGTCTACTGTGTATCGTGTCTGGTCAGCGACAAGTGTTTGCGTTTGCAGAGAGTGGCTAAACGCCCATCCAAACTCACGCTGATAAATATAATTGATAGCGTCATTGACAGCATTCTTACACTGTGTCTGAAATCCACGTGAAGCTGTAAAGTTAGACGAGGTTAGTGCCACTTCGTTAAACCTTGCCAAGACTTCGTTTGTGATGTCCAGATAATTATACGCCATGAGAAATCCTTAAAGTGGAAGAGGGGCGGCTAACGGGGGAACGCTCTTACCACCGCCCCTCTATTAGTTACGCGAGAGTATCGCGGTCTACTTCTGTTGCAAGTTCCTGCGCACCGTTGGTGTCAACAACACAAGCTACTACACGAAGACGACCAGTGGTAACGTCAGCCGAAGAGGCAATCAGTTTCACATCAATCGTGTCGGTTGTAGTTACGTGCTGAGTGAACGTAATTGTGCCAGAAGTTGTCATTGCAGCACCGTTGCTTCCCGAAGCGAGAAAACCAGTGCTAGTGACATCGCCACCGTCAACAATGTCATCGCCTTCGGCAAAGTCAATGTCAACAGTAGGAGAAGAGCCGTCAAAAGCCTTCAGAACTTCTGCGCCAGCAAACAGAACCATCGTATTGGCTGGGATTTCTACGACTTGGAAGATGTCACCATTCGTGCAAGAATAGTTGGTCAGCTTGTCAATGTCGAGGATACCCTCAATCATACGCATGTTCAGGCCGTTACGGCTTGCCGGAAGTGCAGCAATAGAGTTAGAATTAACTCCAGCGGTTGCGGAGGAGGTGAGGTCAAAAGTTGCCATGATTCAGTCTCCTTACGCAGCGTTGTACTTGGCAGTTACGATTGCTTCAGGACGAAGAATCTTACGGCCATAGAGGTGCATACCACGAACGATATCAGCAAAGCTGTCAGGGTCGCGGTAGGTTTCGGTCTTATTAATCTGCTCTGCAGTTGCGACAGCGGACGAGTGTCCAGCCACAATTACACCGAAGTTAGAGTTCTGGTTAGCCGAACCTGTGGTTGCGGGACCAGTACCTACGGACGGCAGGTTATTGGAGGTGTAGACCGTGAAACCGTGCAGGTTATTAATAACCAGACCGTTCTGCAGTCCTGCGCCACCAAAGTCTGCATTCAGAAGACGCGAGTCTTCGTCCTTGAGCAGTTCAACAAAAACGGGGTCAACAACAAGCCAACGGCCCTGCGTGTCTACGTTCTGCTGGTCAAGAAGGCGTCCCATGCGGGAGATGACCATCAGCGGAGAGGCAGTGGCAGTCGGAAGTGCAGTTGCACCCGGCAGACGTGCTGCAAGCGGAATTGAGTGGTCGCCAGCAGACGAAG